CCTGGTATTATTATATTAGTATTAGTTCCGGTTCCTACAAAAGCAGAACCATTATATATGTAATTACCTACAGAGGTTGTGCTTCCTTCTAAATCAGAAGCCTCACACCCACTAACTGTAGTTTTACCTATAAAATTTAATTCCCCCGCAGTAGCTAGTTCTACTCCATGGCTATTAGTAGTTAATGTATTGTAGGTTGTAGAGTCATATGTTCCTAATATGCCATCAGGTATATTGAATGGTTGAAAATATACTATTATCGCCCCCACATCTCCACCAGCATCTATGTCTACTGTATAATTACCAGTAGTTCCGCTTGCTGAAATGTCGGTTCCACAAGGGACTGAGCATTCACAATTAGCTACAGATCCTAATGTTCCTCCTGTTTGTTGTCTATAAGTGGTAGTGCTTATCATAGGATCTTGATACCATCCATCAGGAGCTTTGATGGTTAAGGCTGAATCAGTCCACACCGCTGTTGCTGTTGAAAACAAACTAGTGTCTATATAATATGTAGTGTCAGTTGCCATAAAGTTAACAAGTTAATAAATTTTCTACCATTGCGGAGCTGTTTACATATATAACAGAGGTAGCATCTAAAGAATAATACCCCGCAGATAATAAAGCAGTCCCTGTGCTATTTGCAAACACAAAATCATTTACCACCGGTGTTGCTCCCGCACCATTATGGTAATAAGTTTCGGTTTGCGATAATGCACAAGCTTCCCCTCTAGTTGATTTCATTAATGATGATGAATAGCTAGAATAAGTGCATCCTGTACAACATAAATCTACCACACTCGTGGTGCTGGAGCATAAAGGTATAGCTGTACCACATGCCTCGCATGTTGTAGATGCTGATAATAACCCACCATCTTGTTGTCGTACTAGATTTCCTAGTTGATAAAATTGATCAGCCGCTTTAGTATGTAATGTAGCATCTGTCCACAAAGCAGTCGCGGTCTCAAAAGAGTCTGTGTCCATATAAAAAGTAGCAGTTGCTCCACTGCAACATGCTATAACCTGTGTCGCCCCATATCTGAATGCTTCACCAGTAGGCTCTCTATAATCCCACACCAAGTAAAGATATTTATCGGTAGCGGGGATGGGATTAGTGTAAGTAAAATCCGCCTCATAGAGCCCTGTGGATGGGTTGGCAATAGGAGTAGCTGTTGTAGCCCCCGCATCTATAGTAGCCCAAGAACCCGAATCATATTGTGTGGCACTTACTAAATATTTAAATTTATGAACTGAGGATTTAAAAACAAAATCATCAAAATCTATTTTATTAGATTGCATCGTTATGGTCGATCCCACAGCTGGCATCACCCCTATAGAGGATTGTCCTGTAGTATATATCCAACTTTCTACGGGAGTGGGTCCCGCGGTAGCACCTTCAAACACTATTAATTCACTAGAGACAGGACTAGTGAAAGAGCCCTGGGTCCAATAATATTGGTTGTGAATATATTTACCACTATCAGCGGGAGAGCCTAAAGTCATTTGAACCACTATTATTTCATCCGACACTGGGCAACTAGGGGTAATTTCAAAAGAAGCAGTTGAGGAGGGAGTAACAGTTACAGTAGCGGTAGTAGGGGTTGGAGCTGTTTTAACAAATGTTAATGTTCCACTCCCACTAATAGATTGATTAATAACATTAACACTATCCCACACTACTAATAATGTTACGGTTCCAGTTACAGTGTAAGGAAAACTTACTGTCCCTTGAGCAGCACCTACTGTTAAAGTATAGGTAGAAACATCGGTTACGGTTTGTCGTGAAATAAGTGTTCCACATGCAATAGGAACTACTGCCGAAGGGGTAGCGGTAGTGGTAGAAGACAACACATACTCATTCATATAAGGATCAAATCCTCCTAACTTTTGTTTTCCAAAATTTCCTGTAAATAAATCTCTAAAATAAGACCTCATTCCATACTCAGAAATTATATTTAGCGCCACCTGGGATCCAGCACCTTTTAATTGTATGACGACATTACGTTTAGCATCGGTAAAATACATAGAGTCACCATAAGAATCAAAGCTTTCAGGATTATTGCTTATACCATATTCTTCTATCCGCGCTATTTGGTGCCCTAAAATTAAAGGCGATGAGGTGATTGCTCCTTCCCCCGCGGCGGTCGTAAGCAAATCTTTGCCCGCTTGTACATATGAAATTTTATCTTCCTGTAGACACAATATGTCTGTTTGCCGTGCGTGTAAAATCTCTATGGGACCATATGCAACCTCACAGTCTTTAAAGTTGGCTAATCCTAGATTAAATTCATTTAATCGGTTTACATTAGTTTCTTCACTATAAAGCCCACTATAGGTCATTCCGGCATATCTATCAGCTTCTTTATAATCTTGATCAGATACAGAAGTTACTCGTTGTCCTAGGGTGAAGGACTGACCGACTAATGAATCTTCTATTTTAAAACTTTCTACTCCATTTCCAAAAGCAAAACAATCAAATGCTCCTAGGGTGGTAATGGCAGGCACGCTACTGGTTTGATTTTGAGTGCCTCCCATATGATAGCCCCCTGTGATATTATAAGACTGATCCTCTTCATAATAGATATCAGTATCCACATCGATAGGAATGGTTTCAAAAGTGACAATAGAATTGGCAATTTGTACCGATATTCTAGCCCTGATAGAAGATTTAAACTTTCTCCCTAACCCTTTAGTTCCACTTTTTATTCCTAAATATAAAAAGTTGTTTTGAGAGGCTCCAGTAGAAGGAGGCCCTCCAGTTGTGGTACTAAACCTATATCTATTTGTGCCTTGAATTGCACCAGGAATACTTTTAGTCGGTAATGGGGTGGTGTTAATAAATTCATTTTCATTAGCACCCCCATCATCGGTGCTTGTGTCGATTCCTCCATTAAAATCTATATTTTCTCCTATAACAAAATCATATAAATTCTCATAATCGTTAGAAGCTGCAAATGTTTTATGGTACTTATAAATTCTAGATCCTTTGGAGGGTAATTTTTTTTCTGGTCTTTCAAAGTCAAAATCGAATGTAACTAAACTTCCTTCAGGGACAGCTAAGTTTACATCATCGGAAGTGTTAGCTCTAAAACATGCGATTTGGACACTTGGAAAATTTCTATTGGAAGCATCATTTTCTGTTGGAGAACTCCAAGCTGTTGTTTCATCAGAGATATCTATATTAAAATTAGTGGGTTTAAGTTCCATATATACCCCTGCTAATTCAGAAATATAAGGTTCATTCCCCCCTGATTCTACATTCGCGGCGGGGGTTAAAAAGTTTTGTTCTTTAGCTTCAACCTGTAAAGCTTCTTGTGTTTGATAAGAAGTTAGGGCACCATAATTATCTGTTTTTACTCTTAAAATATCTCCTGTTTTAACCTTGGCAGTATTTTGCCCTTCTAGCTTGAAATATACAGTATTAGTAGAGGTGTCTTGATAATAAAAATTACTATAAATAGTTTCATAAGGTCCTTCAGCTCTTTTTATTACATATTTGTAGCTTGTTGCCCAATAAGGAGGTTTTTGAGTAATCGGAATAGTAACTTTAATTTGACTCTTTTTGTTAGAGAAAGATGCTGGAGTAAAAATTGTATTATCAGGAGAAACTAAAGCAGTAGAACTTCTTAAATATTCATCCATATACACGATGCCTACTTCATAATTTCTGTTACTATGTAAACTTTTAGTATTGCCATCGGATACATATGTTACTTCAGCGTTAGAAATTTTATAATACTCATATAATGGAGCGGCTGCAGCCCCACTAGTATCTGTAAACTTCATCGCTGGCAACTGGAAAGTAACTGTTGTAGAAGTAATGGTTGTTCCTATTTTAATTCCTTGCTCTAATCCGGTTATTCCACTAGATAATTTTGTCCATATTATAGCAGGATCAGAATCTGAGGGATTAATTACTGCACAATTAAAGGCATCCGTTAAACTTGTGCCTAAAGAACATGCGTCAGATAAAGGAGAAACGAAATAGGCGATTTCACTACCAATACGAGTTTTAAATGCTGTGCTCGTTACCATTTCATACACGGTACCATAATCTTGAGGTAAAGTAAAAATGGTAGTAATGGTGGTGCTGGGTTGAGATCCCGACACTGTTCCGTCATTGCCAGTCCACTGTTCGTGAAGAAATGTAATGTCAAAATTAAGAATAGCACCTGCTATTAAATCCACATCCTCTAAATCAAAACTTACAGTGTTTTTATCATAAGACACAGTGCCATCTAATGTATAGTCATCTCCTTGGGTTAAAGTAGTCTCTATATCCACTAAATCAATAGGAGAAGATATAAGTAGAGTGTTAAAAGTCATATGGCAATTATTACCATCACTATCAATTAAATTATATCCATCTACATTATTTCCATACACTAGTCTATTACCCATAATAGTTTGAGCTTTAGCTGTTCTAGGAACATTGTCATAAAGCCTTAATAATTCGCTCTCAGGAAGAATAGTATATATTTTACTGTTACTAAATGTTTGTGTTTGGGTAGAGTTGTCAGGCCATCCATAATCTTCTTTATCAAACTTTTCTATAACGTTTAATACATTAGAGTCACCAAATTTATATATTAAATCAACGGCTACCACATTCGCCCCCCCCGTATTGAAGCTAATTTGGACAGCATTATATATATTTTTCATTCCACTATTTAAATTAGTGGCAACATCTAATGCAAAAACCCCAGGGACAAATGCTATATCTGTAAACTGAGAAAGTGCACTATACTCATCATCTTTATACTTATACCTATAAGAAAAACTTATGAGGCGTGTTTCCATATAATTAGCTTCCGTGGCCTGTGTTAATAAATTGATAGTAGGGGCATTAATAGGAGGTTTAACTATTACATTAATATCTTCTGCTGTAATTTGATCTACACCCCCTCCGTCAGGACCTGGATAGCTGCTGGTTACATTAATTTTTCTTGGAGGGTTTATATCATCTGTCCAAAATAATAAATCCCCAATCTTATTAATACCATTTATTAAATATTTAATATTAAAGTTTAATATACTCGTAGAAACCACATGATATGTAAGCAATAAACTGTTGGTGTTAAAAGAAACCACCATGTCCACCGTTGCTGAGGTAATAAACCAATACATAGTTTCATTGGCACCATCTTCATAAGCTCCAATACAAGTAGCACCAGTCAAAGTGGCACCATTATATTGTAAAGTGGTAAGCCTTGTGTTTCCTTTAGAGTTTTCTACAGCACCGATTTCAGTTGTTTCTGTCGATCCTAACCTAACATTTATCGCATTAATGTATTCGCCTGGAGGAAGAAGTCTTTCATCCACGCTTTTATTCATTCTACCGCGTACAAAGTTTGTAGTTACTATAGGCATTTTACTTAATCCATTTAGCCTGACCTCTTAAATTCATTAAAAGACGTCCAGGGTGTATATTACTTAATCTAATTTTTGCGTTTCTTAATAAAGAAGATTTATCTTTTCTAGCTCTATTTACGACATATTCTTGCACTCCCAACTTCCCATTTAATATCGCATATTTAATATAAGCATATAAAAACTCTTCAAAAAGCTTGTTTACACTTATGTCTCCATCAGTTCCGGTCTCCATTCCATCAGAAACATATTCTAATACAATTGATTGCCCTGATGCTATAGAGCTAAAATTAATTACTCCTCTTTGTTTATCAATAGAAAAAGTAGGATTATTGTTAGCGGTTTCAGTATTTAATCCAAATCGAGCGCCTATAGCAAAATCAAAATACCAAAAACCATCTATACAACAACCTTCACACCCATCATAAGGGCTATTGCTGTTAAGATAAATGGTTCTCTTAGACATATCTAAAGGGGAATCTTGAGGCTTTAAAACATTTCCATTTTGGTCAAATATTATGTTATTATCATTGTCTTGTAAATATGTATTAGCCCATTGGGTTTGAATGTTTTCGGTTAAAGGCATTAAAACACCTTGTTGAAACATAGAAACTCTTACCCAATTAACATAATCTGAAGGCAAAACAAACAATAATGAATCATCAAGAGATAATTGTAATATCTTTATTTCTTTCATAGCATCATAATTCAATTCTTGAATTCCTCTTTTTGCATGAAATAAAATTTTATATCGAGGAAGGTTGTTTACTAATTCATTATTCCCTTGATACATTAACATAAAATTGTTAACTATATCATCGAGGGATACAAATTGATAGGATCCCCAATTTTGACTTGTAGGAGTTCCTCCTGCATTTTGATAATATTGATAATCGGTTAAATATGCCATAATTTATATTTGTATTTCATTGTCTTCTACTATTTCTTGTTTACCAAACTGATATACATCCCCTTCTCTAATCTCAATTCCTACATATTGACAGATTTTAGCCACTAACCCTGGCTCATCAGATAATGGTAACTCAAAATCTTGATAATCTGCTTGATTTGAGTCAAACTCAGGGCTCCCTGTTCCTGCTCCTACGGTTTGATAGGTCCATTTAGGAGGAAGCGGATATCTAATATAATCGGTAATAACAGATCCTGCACTAATTATAGTGGTAGGATATACACTCACTGTGTTTCCTAATTGGCCTTGAGAACTGTCCGTAGTCGCCCCACTTACAGCGCTTGTGGCTCCTCCCAATACATATGCCGGATAAGTGGTGGTAGGCGCTGTTATTGAAGAATTTTCTAAATAAAATATTTTATTTTGATTTACCCTTTCCACCTCTACAATACCTACAGTAGTATAAATAGAATATGTGTCACCTCCCACTCCACCAATAGGGAATATGTTTGTGTTTAAGGTTAATTGTGTCTCACTATCTATACTCACTACATAGGCGCTAAACCCTGCATAATCGCTAGTACTGGTGGTATTGGTTATTATTTGACCTACCTGAACTACCGCGGATGTAATAAAAGTTGCGGCAGAATCTGTAACCCTATTAGCTACACCTGCGGCAGTTGTCAATCCGCTATCTATAAAATTAGGATAATAATTTATTTTGTTAATAAAATAATAATCACTAGGTAAATTAAACATATTATTAGCTTGTTTAATCAATCCTTTAGTGCTTGAAAAACTATCTATTACCTCTATTAAACTTTTAACTATATCGGCATAGCCAGTACCTGATAATCGTTGATTTTGTTTGTTTATCCAACTATTATATTGATAAAAATAATCCTCAAATAAATCCATTTGAGCTTGTTGCGCATACAGATTAAAATCTTGGGGAGAGATATATCCATAGTTGTTTTTATTAGCTATTGCTTGTACCGTATTTCTAACTGAATTAATCATTCTAGTTGTTTTTACAAATATAAGCAAAAAAAAGAGGGTAATTTTTTTTACCCTCTTAGTCTAAACTGTTATTAGTTTAATTACGCGTTAACAATACTTGTAACTGCTTTTGGAGACACTATTTCATAATAGGGATTTGTCCAAGAAGTAGTTAAGGCATTTTCAACTCCATTTTTAATCTCAACATAAACATCTGATGCAACCTGAGCTGCAGTAGTTACTGTAGTTGTAGTTCCATCAACATAGTCGATAGTAACAGTAGTTGCTGTCGCAGAAGCTGTTCCAATGTTTTTGATTCCATTAACACTAATTAATTGTCCTGTGTTTGGGGCGTTTGATACATAAAGAAATTTTACCATTTTTCAAAAAATTTATGAGTTATATGAGAATATTCTCATCACAAAGATAAGAATTTTATTTACTCTTTTTTAAGCGATCTTTTAAAATCTTATATACAGCTACCCCTTCATCACTTTTAAAAAATGAAGCCACTATCCAATTAGGATCTTCTCCAAAAGGTACAGATAATAGTCGTTTTTTATTATCAGGAAGATTATAATAAACTTCTTTATCGGCATTCTTTTTGCTTAAAAATCCAGCCTTAAAAATTCGGTGAACGTCATCTTGAAGTTCTAACATCGGATCGTTAATGGTGTTAATAAAATCTTCAGGATTATTTTTAGAATATATTAATAAGTCCCTTTTTAATTCAGGGATAGTCATGTTATCCACCCCTTGTCCTAATAACACCCTGCATACTTGAATCATTTTAGAGGTGTTAGAAGAGAGGTCTTTAGCTATTATTTGAGCTTCTAAAACATTTTGTGCAATCTCAAGTTCTCCAAGTGCATCTTCTTCTTTATTTACTTCTATAAAAATAGGTCCGTTTCCAGGGTGGTAATGTAAAAATTGTTGTAAAACTTGATTTTGCTTTTGAACTTGAAGCATTCCATCTTCAAAAACAATAGGCTCTAATATTGCATTTCCATCTTGCTCATCTTCAAATGGGCTTTTTTGGTTTCTTGAATATCTCATAGGCCTATTAACACCTTGATCTTCATCAAAATATAATAATGGCGATCTTGATGAGTGCCTAGATGATAACATATAAGATAAGGGAGTTTTGTTGCCACTAAGTTTATAAACTTTATTGACAAAAGTTGATTTTTTTTTCATTGTATTTAATTTAATTTAATTTGATTTGATTTAAAAAAGTAAATCTTACCCCCACCAAGGTGAGGGTAACACTTACATAATATTACTAGTCTTGGAATAAGAAGAAGTTGTTTGCACCTAAAGTACATACAGCTCTCTCACTCAAGAAGTTTACTTCCATCTTGTCGATATTAGATGTTCTTGCACCACCAGCTGAGCCAGTTATCCAAGTTTTGTATCTTCTATCTTCAGTTTCAGAAGCTCTATATCTCACGTGTAAGAATGGTCTTTTAGCATTCTTTCCTAAGATTTGATCGTATACTGTAGTTGAACCAGCAGGAACTAAAAGTCCATTAACTGCTCCACCAACAATACCACCTCTCATAGTAGGATCGTTTAAATATTTCCAGTCAGACTTATAAAAGTCATAACCCCTTCTGAATCCTGTAAAGCCAAGATTTAAAGCCATTTCTTTATCATTATCAAACAAACCATATGATGTGCCTCCTGCTCCATAAGAGTTTTGAGCCGCTAACATATCATCTATATCAAATGAGAAATTTCTATTTACGAAAATAACATTTTCTTCAATAGAACCTTGTTTATCAAGCCTTTGGATAACGCTGTCAAACTGAGCTAAAGTTGTTGGATTTCCTCCACCAAATACATTACCTCTATTATTAACAACATAAAAAATTCCTTCAGAACCTGATTTTCCTGCAACTGATGCTCCTGGTGCTGTGCCTTGTAAGTAATCACCCGCACCTGAAGCTGGATTAACAGCATCACCTGCTGGTTCTGCTTCAATCATTGCTGTTTCTAAATAGTCTTCAAATCTTAACCTTGTTTCGTGCTCAGATTTTAAATACCATAAGTATCCAGTTGCTCCATTTTCAGTAGTAACTTCTATCCATCCAATTTGTGCCATATCAGAACCTGATACTTCATAAGTATCTTTGATAATAATAGGCTTATTTTCAAAAATGAAATCATCTGCTTCGTTAGAACCAACCATTCCAGCTGTTCCTTTAGCAAATTCAGAACCGTAAATAAAACAATCTACTGATCCGCTAACAAACGCAGGTAACCCTGCTCCATCATATGCTGCTACAGTAAATGTTCTTGCTGCTGCAGCCGTTCCTGTTGGTGCTATAGTTATAATTCCTTTAGCAGAAATTGTAGATCCTGCTACTGAACTTGAAAGCATAACCGTTTGACCCGCTCTTAATGCAGCTAAATTTGGTGCTGCTAAAGCCGGATCAAAGTCTACTGCTGGAATAATAAAGATGTGATCTGCATTTCCTACAGTAGCCCCTGCAAATGTAAGGCCTGTATACTTATTGTGTAACCTTCCTTGTTCTGCCCATTTAATAAGGTCAGAGTTTGAAGGCATTTCAGCGCCTACCATTCGTAAGAATGATGCTACTGTTCTATTTCCGTATCTTTCGAATTCTTTTTCGTAAGTGTCAGGAAGATATTGCTGTAACCAGGTAAAATCAGCCGAAGCTAGATAATTAGTGGATACAGGTACCTGTTGTGAACTGGGTTGTAAATCATACCCAGGAATCGCTTGTACTGCCATAATAATTTAAATTTT